GTACAGGTCGCTACGTCCGTGAGGGCACCATCTGGACGCAGGAGAAGGCTGACGAGAGACTGGAGAAAGACGCTCAGGCGGCTATTGATGCAGCTCTCAAGGCCTCTCCTATCCTCCAGGGCAAAGAGTTCAAGCTGGCCGCGATTGCCGACTTCATTTACAACTGTGGCATTGGCAATTACCAATCCAGCACCCTCAAGAAGCGGGTGGATGCCGGGGACTGGCTGTCTGCGGTCATCGAGATCCGGCGCTGGAACAAGGCTGGCGGCAAAGTGTTGGCAGGGTTGACCGCTCGTCGGGAAGATGAAGCCAAACTGCTCCAAAAATAAGCTACACTGACCCTATCAATCCGGAGGTTATCCCATGCCACTCAAGTCAGGTAAGTCTAAGAAGACTATCAGCAAGAACATTGGCGAGATGGTCAGCAAGTACAAGGAAACCGGCAAGATCGGCACCTCCAAGCCTAAGAGCATGAAGGCTGCTATAGCCCAAGCTTCTGCCGCTGCTTATGCCAAGGCTGGCAAGAGCCGCAAGAAAGGTAAGATGTAATGGCCAAGCCAGGACTCTATGCCAATATCGCCGCCAAGAGAGCCCGCATCAAAGCGGGTTCCGGCGAGAAGATGAGGAAGCCCGGTAGCAAGGGTGCGCCTACCGCCAAGGCCTTCAAGGAGTCGGCCAAGACTGCCAAAAAGGGCAAGTAACGTGGTCCATTACGATGGTCCGGAAAGGCGACGAGATCCTGTCTTAACAGATGAGCAGATCGAACACATTGCCCAGAAAGCCGCTGACTTGGCTGTCCAGAAGATGACCACCGAGGTTTATGCCACGGTGGGCAAGTCTGTTTTGCAGAAGGTCTTTTGGATCGTGGGGGTCATTGCCACAGCCATGGTGCTGGGCAATGCCTCCATCAAGGAACTGCTCAAGTAATCAGTTTCGATCTTTCCACATCAAAATGACCAGCCCGGCCAGCGTGCAGAGAATCAGTAGCCCGCCGGCCATCGCGTCAGTGTCGGTCATAGGTCGAATAGGGTAATGAGTTCTCGCCTTAACGGCGATACGTCAAGGTCTGGGTGTTGCTGGGCCATAAGGTCAAGATAACGCAAACTGGCTTTGGCATGTTGGTGTGTTTGGCAGGAGTTGATGACGCGCCAGGCCTTTTCAAGTAGTTCGTTCATTGAAATAAATCCTGTTGCAGTGTGATAGTCGGCGTCAACTGGGCGGCGCGCCGTCTGCGTTCGCCTGCCCACTGGTGCAGTGTGCATCGCCAGTCTCGGTGAATGGTGCGGCGGGCTTCGTGCAAGAATATGCGAGCCATGCGGATATGGTGTTCGCGGGTGTCGGGTGGATTGGCTTTCATTCGTCACCCGTATAAATCCAATCGTAAACCTCTGGTTTCATGGCGACGTAGGCGTCATCGTATCCACCGTGGCGGTTCGGTCTGGACAACTTGATGTAGTGTTCATTGCGGAACAATAGCGCCACTGCGCCAGCCTCAAACATCGGCATCATAGCGTTTTCGTCATACGGCAATCTGCCGTAAAACTCTTTCAGAAGCTTGGATGCCCGTTTCTTCCCGTCAGCATTCAGCACTGGGAATGGCAGATGATATGAGTCTGCCATGGCGCGTGCTTCGTCAATTGTGAGTGTTTTCATTCCCACAAATCCTCCAACATCTTAATGACCAGCTCGACAACATGCGGGCCGTGCTGATTGCCAGACTCGACTAGATTGGCGTGGAACAGATGCAGCCACTTGAGCGTTTCTGCACGCTCGACCTGCTGCACCAGATCGGCAAAGTGCGACAGGTCGTCTATGTAGGCTTGCGGGATGTGGATGCTGTTGATGTCGGCGCTGTCGATGACGCCTGACTGGATGGCAAGGTCTATAACTTGTTTTTGATCGATCACAACAATGTCTCCTGATACGGTTCGGAGTAATTCACCCATGCCCACAGTTCAAGACCGCCAGATTCAAGCCTGGCTCCTTTGCGGAGCTTGGCCACGTCTAGACTAGAAAGCTTGTAATCAGGGTTTTGGGCTTTCCATTCCTCAATCTGGCGGTATGCCTCTTCCCATGCCTCATCGCGAGTCTTGCCTATACCCCATACGGTTTTATGGGCTGGCTCAATAATGCAGATCATTTCGTCCTCCTACTGATCTCACGTTCGATGTACCAGACCGCTTTACGGAGATCTTCGATTGCGTCGGCTTTGAGGTCAGCACGCCAGATGTACTTCATGGCATTGCCAAGGCAAAAGCCCATGTGCTCCGTGATCTGGATGCATTCCACGCCTGATGGGTGGCCGGTGTAATGCGGCGGGTGATTGACCATATCGGGGGTAGGCAAAGTGGTAGGCAAACTAACCTCTACAGGTTGGCAATCTGAGTAATGCGCACCGTCGTTTCCGTTCTGGCCGATGATGTCCATGCGTCGCTCATCTGGATGCCAACAAAGATTCATACACTCGCCTGCTGGATAGTTGCATTCAGGTATTGCACAGAGTTTCTTATTCACAAATCACCTCGCCTTTGCGGTATTCGGGCCAGAGGCCGTCGGCCACCATGGCGCAGTAGTGGGCTTCGGCCTTTTCTTCGTCGTCCATGATCATGGAGCCTACGAGGCCCCAAAAGATAGCGACAGCGACGGCCATAATAAGGTGCTTTTTTGTTTGGTTCTTCATGTTATCAGTCTCCAAAAGGCCCCGGCGTACCGGGGCGTGTCGGTTTAAAAAGAATAAATGCCTTCATCCATACGCTCTTGCATCCAGCGGTCGAGTTCAATCCCCTGACGATCGTATTCTTTCGATCCATAAGCTGGGTCGATCTCGCTCCAATGTTTACGACGCAGCTTGCAACCAGCTTCAAGAGCTGTCTCCACACGCGCCGCCAACTTTTCAGCGGCTTCGAATGTGTCGAAGCTGTGGTCGTGAATCCAGCGACGACCTTTCTCGGATGTGACCGTCACTTGATATGCAGTCCGGTAAAATACGCCGTCTTCGTTGCGTCCAGCTTGGTACTCGCGGATGGAGATGTCTGCGAAAAACATAGTGGTCTTGGATTCGGTAGCGGTGGTTTTCATGTCGGCGGCTCCTGTTTGTTAAGTACAACTTAATAGTAAGCTGAACTTAATAATGCGTCAAGGCCTCAGTGCATTCAAAAGCGCATTTTGTTGTGCGTCCTTCTGGCCCAGCACTGCCATGACGCGCTCGTCGATGCAGCCCGAGGCGACCAGATGCACGATCCGCACCGGGCGCGTCTGGCCCTGTCGGTGCAGGCGGGCGTTAAACTGCTGGTACAATTCCAAGCTCCAGCTCAGGCCGAACCAGACGCACAGGGCACCGCCGTCCTGGAGGTTAAGACCGTGGCCAGCGCTGGCGGGGTGTGCGAGCAGCATACGGATTTCGCCAGCGTTCCAACGGGCAATGGTAGACGGGTCTTTATCCAGCACGACGGCATCGGGGAAGCGCTCGCGGATACGGGCGAGGTCGGACTTGTAGTTGTAGGCTACCAGCACCGTCTCGCCGGGGTTGTCATCCATGATCTCGGCCAAGGCGTCGAGCTTGGCGGCATGGAGTGGCGACCAGTTGCCCTTGTCATCGGTGTACGTCGCGCCGTTGCACCATTGGAGCAGCTTGTTTGCCAGCACTGCCGCGCTGCTGGCCTCGATCTCCTGCCCGTCTGGCAGCTCGGCCAGCAACGTGCGCTCAAAGTCGAGATAAGCCTTTAGCACCGCTGGCGGCAGGTAGACCGACTCGACCAGATCAATGCGCTCGGGCAAATCCAAGTAATCGCTCGCGGCCATGCTGATCCATGAGTCGGCAAGCAGAGCGTGGATCTTTTCGGCGGCTCCGGCCTTGGGGCTGAACTTGTATCCCATGAAGTCGGCATCAAAAAAGCGCTGCTTGTAAGCCGTGAAGGTCTTGCCCAGCGCTGCGCCCTGGTCGATCAGGTACTGTTGCGCCCACAAGTCGAGCAGGCTGTTGGGGGCTGGCGTGCCGGTGAGCAGCACCATATAGTCGGTCATCGGCAGCACGCGGCGCAGGGCCTTCCAGCGCTGGGCAGCCTGCGACTTAAAGCTGCTCGACTCGTCGATGATGACGGCATCGAACGGCCAGCCTTTGGCGTAATGCTCCACCAACCAGGGGACGTTCTCACGGTTGATGACATACACGTCTGCGGTTTTTTGCAGTGCCGTCAGGCGCTGGCGCTCGCTGCCAGTGCAGACTGCTATCTTGAGGCGTCGCAGGTGCGACCACTTGCGAGTTTCCTGCGCCCAGACGCTGTTCGCCACACGCAACGGGGCAATGACCAGCACGCGATCCATCATGCAGCCGTCGAGCAGGTCGGCCGTGGCCGTGAGCGTCGAGACGGACTTGCCCAGTCCCATTTCCAATGCGAGGCCGCAGCGGCGTCGAGCCTTGATAAACTCCACTGTCCGACGCTGGTATTCGTGCAAGTCACTCTGGGAAAGCATCAACGGCCTCCAGTGAGTCGATGACGCGCACGTCGCAGCCCAAGGCCCGACGGCGCTCATGGTCGCGCTGCTGGTTCTCGGTCGGCTTCGCGCCTGGGGCTTTCAGCTCGACGAAGATGATGCGGCCACCGGGTAGCGTCACGATGCGATCCGGGACGCTGCGCCTGCCGGGGCTGGTGAACTTCTCGGCCATGCCGCCCAAGGCTTTCACGCGCTTAACTAGCGCGGCTTCAATTTGCTTTTCGAGCATTCCACGTCCACCCACTGATGATGCGGCACACGGCCGCCTGGCTGATGGCGTACTTTGCCGCGAGTTGCTTTTGCGTCAGCTCACGGGCGAAGTACGCCTTTCGGATTTCCTCGGCCTTTTCTCGCGTCATGTGTCGGTATTTGCTCATGGGCTTACGCATAGCCAACCTCCCGCAGCAGCTCCTGCGCGGCCTTGATATAGACTTCATGGTTCACGTCATTGGGGAACGCGCCCAGCTCCATCGCCGGCCTCGCGCCACCAGAGTTCGGCACGCGGTTACTATTGGTGGCGTAGTGGATGCACTCGTCTGGCGGCACAGCCGTGGAGTGGTAGAAACGCACCGCCTTGCCCAGACGCTCTTGTCGCCACACTGCCCCGCCTTGCACGCGCCGGATGGTGACGAACTGGCTGAGATCGGTACAGCCGTGGATCGTGTCCTCAATGGGCGTATCCTTGGCGATGTGCTGCGCCACGGCGGTATAGATGATCTGGCCGTCGGGGTTCTTGGCGAGGCTGGCAGGTGCGAAGATGCCTTTGCCCTTGGTCTTGCCATCAGTCCTCACGGCTAGATAGTTGTTCACGTCGCGGCTGGCTATAATCTTATAGGCGGTTCGCTCAAGCTGGTATGACGTGTCCAGCATCCAATCAAAGGTAATCTCGTCTACTGCGTCAAATTGCGTCTCGCTGTGGTAGACCACGATGCCGTCAGTGTTGGCGCTGACAACCCGCACGCCTGCGGCCTCCAGCCGTTCGATCAGCATCAGCAGCGCAAGCTGCCCGGTGATCGTCGTCTGGATCAGCAGCTCGGGCGCGTAGAGCGTCGAGTATTTCGACCCGAATTTGCCAAAGCTGCCGTTGAGCGTGATTTTGAGCGTGTCGGCTGTGACCTTATCGCCGGAGCGCTTGGCAGCTAAACGACGATTGATCAGAGACTGGTACAGCGTCAGGAACGGTTTGCCGAAGGCCCCAGGTGCAAGCTGTTGCTGCATGATGATTGAGGGATAGTACGAGGCCACGTCATAGTCGGCCAGCACCATGCCACCGTCAGTTTTCACGCATTGCCGCTGTTCGCAAGAGTGCAGGCCGCCGATGCCCATTTGATACTCTGCTTTGCCGATCTGGATGCGTGATTCTTTCAACCACATCGGCATCTGGACGGACCCGTTCGGCCCAAGCTGCCAGTTCTCGGCCAGAATGCGCTTAAACATTCCTGTCAGGTATGGGGACTGGAACTTAATAATCTTGGGATCGCGGTACTGAAAGCTGTACCCGTCTTTGATTTCGGGCTTGCGGTACTCTTTTCCAGTCAGCTTTTTAAGCTCATGCGTGATCAGCTTCTCGGCAATCTGAGCATCGGACAGGCTGCGGAAGTCCATACCATACTGCGCGCCCATGTCCACGCGCAGATCAATCTGTGGCTTAAGCGCCTTGTAGAGCAGGTGCGTGGTGTGCAAGTCATTCTCGCAGTATTCGCGCACGATGGACCGCTGCTCTTGGCTGATGCTGGCGTCTGGCTCAATGGGCAGGTCTTGCATCTTTGGCGCGTTCAGCCTGCCGCCGTAAATTTTCAAGCTCGATTGCCCAGGCGCTACCTCGATCAGGTCAATGTGATCCCATGAGTCCGGCACGCGCAGTTCGTATGTTTTGAGGACGCGCCAGATCGATTCATTGGATTTGATGATTGTGTCAGCCAGCTTCTTTATCTGCGCCACGCTGTAGTTATTCAGCGCTGCGGCGAGCAATGGCAGGTCGAAGTGGTTGCCGTTGAAACTCATGGTGACGTGCTTCATGAGCGTATGCAGACGACTTTTGTTGATCGGCTGGCCGTCGAAGGCTTCGATGTGGGTGATTTTACCTGTCTCAATGTTTAATGCAGAGACGAGGAAATAATCCGAGTAAATCTCGGTATCAATGATGAGCATGAGGGGTGGCCTCTAGTTGGTATAAAAGGGCCGGAGTGACCGGCCCTGACAGTTTAGAACGAGT